ACTCCAGAAATAAGTTCACCTCTGATATACTGCTTTGCGTGTACCATTTCGTGGAATAAAGTTTTGCAGATTTCTGTTCTACTTAACTTTGGATTAATACCAATCGTAATACCTTCTTCAGAGTCGTAATCACAAAAGCCACAAGTTCCATCTTCGTGATCTTCAAAATCAATTTCAATTGTCTCGTCAATCTCTAAGAAATCTGAAGCAAATATAACCATCTTATCCATTAATGGATTTGATACTTTTGAAGGTTTGCCATAAGTTGAGTAGTACATTAGTAATCTCCTTTAACATACATCTATACTGATTCAAGATGTATGTACACCGTTAAATCCCTTCGAGATCTAGAATGAATTGTTTCTTAGGAGTAGTTGACTCCCAATAACGTACATCTTTTTCTGCAGACTTAATATCTTTAGCAAGTTCCTTAACCATCTCGTCTGTCAAACTCATGATGTTAATTCTAAGTAACCTATCAGTATCTTCTTGTAATGCTGATGTACCACTAAGAATTTGACTAGCTACATCTTTCTTCTTGCGATTTTTGAATACGATCTTATCGTCAAGTACAGACTGAATGAATTCCATCTTAACTCGTAACCAACGAATAGCTTCATGAGCTTCTACTTTACGTAGAGCAATACGCTTATCAAGAACTGTAAGTCTGAATTCACAGAAATCCTTAATCAGTTCGCGCTCATCTTTATATTGACGGAGCTTACCTTTATGATCGATCACAGTAAGGTTTTCACTTAACGGTTTGCTAAGTTTGAACTTACGCATAATACGCTCATCAGTCCATGCATTAGCTGACGCAAGCTTTAACTTAACTTCAAACCTAAAACCTTGTTTGTCGCAAAGATCTTCGTATGATACTATATCGTTATTATCTTCAAGAGCATCTAATACTTTTACGTATGCTTCACGATCATAGCCATAAGGTACTTCAGTAATCGTAACAACTGTTTTACTTGTACGTTCAAATATACCTTTAACACTATAACGTTCTTCTTCATTATCGTAAGTAACTGTACCATTAAACTCTGGGAACTTAACCTGGAGTCTTTGCGATATAGTACCACTCGTTAAATATTCACGAACAGCATCAGAGAGCGCTTCTTCGGAACGAGGAAGTATGTTTGTAGCAAATCCAGTAGCAATACCCTTAGTTCCGTTGGCTAATACCAAAGGAATAACTGGTAGATAAAACATTGGAGGCTGATGCTCTGGATCATCGTGTACTGGAGAAAGATCAGTGTCTTTAACATACTTTTCAAAGTTCGAATGAACTCTTGTATATACGTAACGAGCTGCACCTGGTTCTTGTACTAAACGAGTACCAAATGATCCACGACCTTCAACTAAACAAACGTTGTTATTCCATGTTGCGGCCATAAGTTGGCCAGCACCAGCAGCTGATGTTTCACCGTGATTGTAACCGTAATCTGAAATGATACCAGCTACAGCAGATACTTTCTTAAAGTCTTTCTTTGAATTGAGGAGAGAAGAGTATAGATAAAATCTCTGCACTGGCTTCAAACCATCGATCATGTTTGGAATGGCACGTGACTCGACTGTATACATGGCAAAGCTTAACCATTCGTTTTTAGCCACAGCAGAGATTGGATAATCTCTAGTTCCGTCTTCTTTTGTAAATTCAAGTACGCTCATTTATAATAATTCCCATCTTTATGATTCTATACATAATACCACGATTTTCATAAAATGTAAACCATCATGCAAACATATAATCTTTACGAAGTTGGCTTTCTTTACCAAACATCATCTGAAACATAGATGCATCATCAACAGTTACAGTATCATACTGAGGTTGATTAATAATCACATCGTATTCCTCTTCAGTCAACGATCCTAAACCTTTAATGTAGCGATGCTTCCAACCAGATTGATTTGATTTAAAAGCAGATGCTTCTTCATATGTGTAGAACCACTTAACTTTATCACCACTACGAGAAATCATAATCGGTGTACGTGTAATCTTAACGCGTTTTTCACTTAAAAGACGTGGCCAGAATTTATAGAAGAATGCAATTAGCAATGGACTAATATGACCAATGCCATCGTGATCTGCATCTGTAAGTGTAGCTATGTTATCATACGTAGCGTTGTCTACAGAATTAGGATTATTAATATCTAAACCAAGAACAGCTACGAGTTCTGATAATTCTTTATTCTTAAGAACATCAGCTGGTTTCATATCCCAAGTATTCATAATAACACCTCGCAATGGATATGCTCCAACCTTTTGAGCATCTCTTACTTTAAGTAAGAAACCCATAGCTGAGTCACCTTCAACAATCTTGAGAGTTGCATCTTGACGAGAAGCAGCGATGTGCTTTGCGACCTTTACTTTACGAAGATTTTTCTGAGCAAGAGTAGCTGCACGTTTATCAGCGGCAATCTTCTTTGCCAATTGTGCTTCAATAATTGGATCAATAAGATCTGGTGTATTGATAATCTTACGAGCGTAAGTTGCAAAGTCTTTACATTCCGCTGTTTCAAAATGCTCACGCACATTACTCATAGGATTAGTTAAACGCTCTTTGGTTTGTGAGTCGAATTTAGGATTAACAAAATTACGTGCAAACAATACGAAAGTGAGTCCACCTTTAATTGTGTTCTTAGCTACCTCTACTTTAAATTTGCGCTTAATCATAACCATCAATTCGTCTACAATATTATTTACGATGTAGTCTACATAAGTACCACCCATACGTGTATTAACACCGTTAACAAAAGAGTTAGTTCTGAAACCATCTTCAGATGATGTAAAGAAAAACGACACATTTTCTGATTTTTCTATTACTACTGTATCATTAAATAAAGCAGAATATTTTTTAAGATCAGAAACTTGTATCTTTCTTTTATTAAAAGAGAAACGTATTTCAGGGAAAGCCATTTGCAAACTCATTAAACGATCTTCTAATAACTCAATCGTATCTAGGTTTGATAATGAATTTGTTTCAAAGCAATCGAAGTCTGCTACAAATGAAACCTCTGTGCCTGATCCTTCTTTATCCCTGGTGCTAACTTTAATTTCTTCGCCACCGTTTTTACAAGTAACAGAAATCATATTCCCATTTGACCAAGTTTTACCAACGAATTTAGATGATAAGAAATTAGTAGCAGATGAACCGACACCGTTTGTACCAATTGTTACTCTCTCGTCGTCAAAGCTAGTACCAGCATTTACGCGAGTCCATGCAGCAACAGGGCGTAGTATTTTTTCTTTACTAGTTTCATCGTAAATTTCATCTTGAGGAATACCTCTACCATTATCAGTTACTGTAACTTGGTCTAGATTAATAGAGACATCAATCTTATTGGCATGTTTAAAGTTAGTTCTTATGGCTTCATCAATAGAGTTGTCGAGTATTTCGTCAATCATTTTAGAAAGCGCAGGAACATACTGTGCTGTTTTCCATTCTCCCTTAACAAAGCGTTCAACAACTTCTTGCGAGCTTGAACCAAGGTACATTCCTATACGTTCTCTCACGTGTTGTCTTGCTGTTAAAATTCGAAAGTCGTTTGCCATTTCAAAACTCCATTATATTTTACCAAGCCAGTGTGAGCAATCGTCACATGGGTCGTCGATCATTAGGATCGTCCTTATTGTTGTAGGTGGCATATTTATAGAATCAAAATACCACATTCTGATAAATACTATCATACTAAATCATTACTGTACACAGGAAAATAATCATGATTACAAATTACTTGTCGCCCGTTGGGTTTAAAATCAATGTGAAGCGTTTGCCTAACGTAGAGTTCTTTACTCAAAGGGTATTGATACCTGGAGTTTCATCTGGTACAATTGAAACACCAACACCACTTTCTAATTATTATAATACAAGCGATAGACTTTTATACCAAGAATTAGATCTTTCTTTTATAGTTGATGAATCGATGGCTAATTATTATGAGTGTCTATCATGGATGGAAAGTCTTACTTCAACAGAAGACCTAGCACAATTTTCTAGACTAGCTAAATCTGATGATGGTATTGTATCAGATATTACGATTACAATACTTAACTCGCATAAGAACCCTAATATAAAGTTTACGTTCTTAAATTGCTTCCCTACAAACTTAACTGGAGTTAATTTGGATGCTGCTGCAGATGACGTCATATATCCAGAAGCATCGATGACTTTTAGATACGATAGATTTAAGTTCGAAAAATTAGGTTGACATTTTCTTCATAACAGTGTAGAATAACTCTTATATGATTCTGATTTGAGAAGGTTTATCTATGAGCACTGATGATATTAGCGAAGTTTGGGCTGCAGACGCAGTCATTGACGAAACTAACTTGGGTAATGAAGCTAAGAAAATTCCACAACTACATTCTAAGTATTATAATATGTATTACAGAGAAGCTCTTACTGTAAAGAAATTAAAATACGATTACAAAGAAATGGAATACGATAAGCGTGAATGGTTTAACGGCGATATGGCCGAAGAGGATTTGCGCGAACGTGGTTGGAAACCTTATCAAAAGAAAGTAATGCGCCAAGATATGGACAAGTATATCCAGGCAGATAAAGATATTATACGAATTAGTCTCAAGATAGACTATCATACTGAAAGAGCAAAGTTTTTAGAAGACATCGTTAAGACTATTCATGGTCGTAACTTTATAATCAAATCTATGATTGATATTATGAAGTTTCAAGCAGGAGAATACTAATGACAGAAGTAAATAACATATATGGACATCCTATGGTATATCCTAACTCTGAATTTATTAAACCTCCTATGGAGAAAGCACGAATTCGTGTGGTTGAACAAGCTACTCGTGCAGAAATAAGACTTAATCAAGTCAAGGAAATTGAAGAACGTATCGAAGAAATAAACACATTAAGACAACAAGCAGTTTTACGCTATGATCCTAACGGCAATGCTGTTGATGTTGCTTATTCAGAAGGTGAGTTTGTAGATATCGAGGTTTAATTTCCAGCCTGGCGTATACACATAAATAGGACTATAGTATACGAATTGGAGATTTTTTATTATGGAAATTGTGAATGTAGAACAGATTAATGCTGTTCATCTTCGGATTACTGCCGACTCAGGTATTAAGATGGAGCTTGAGCAGTATTTCAGATTTCAACCTAATAATTATCAGTTCTCACCTGCATTTAAGAATAGAGTTTGGGATGGTTGGATAAGAATATTCAATGCCATGAAACCTATTCTATATGTAGGATTATTTCATAAATTAAAAAAATTCTGTGAAGATAGAGGTTACGAATTGCGGGCTTCTGATCATTTACTTTTTGGCGAAGATATACCAGAAAATTATGGATATGAAATTGCAAAAGAAATAAATTGCAAATTTGAACCAAGAGATTATCAAAACAAATATATTGTAGATGCGTTAAGAGATAGTAGATCGCTTTCTTTATCTCCTACTTCTTCTGGTAAATCACTTATAATCTACTTAATACAACAACATTACTTTAGAAATTACGACCATAGAACTCTTATTATTGTTCCAACGATTGGATTGGTACATCAGATGTATGGCGATTTCGTTGATTATGGATGTGATCCATCAATGATGTATAAAATCCAAGGTGGAATTGATAAGAATACTGATGCTCCTATCGTTATTAGCACTTGGCAATCATTGATAAAACTAAATAAAGATTGGTTCTCTCAGTTTAAAGTTGTATTAGGAGATGAGGCGCATCTATTCCAAGCAAAATCATTACAAAAAATTATGGAATCGTTAGACGAATGTTATTACAGACATGGATTTACTGGTACTCTTAAATCAGAAGAGAGTAAAACTCATAGATTAGTTCTTGAAGGTTGTTTTGGTTCTGTAAGAAAACATGTTACAACTAAAGATTTAATGGATGCTGGTACTGTTGCCGACTTTAATATTAAAGCAATTGTATTATCTCATAGTGCAGAAAATCGTAAAGCATTTAAGAAAGCTATATCTAAGATAGATAGTGCTAGTAAGAAATATCCGGCAGAGCGCGAATATTTGGTAAACCACGAGAAGAGAAACTTATTCATTCGTAATCTTCTTTGGTCTTTAAAAGATCAGAATAATTTAGTATTATTTGATTTAGTAGAAAAGCATGGTAAAATACTTGAACCTATGCTTCGCAAAGATGATCGTCAATTACACTTCATATATGGTGCAACTAAGGGCGACGAAAGAGAACGTATACGTCATTTAATAGAAAATGATCCTATTAAACAACACGATATTCTTGCATCTTATGGTGTGTTTTCGACTGGTGTAAACTTAAAAAAGCTTGATAATGTTATCTTTGCTTCAGGATCTAAATCTGAAGTTAAGGTTTTGCAATCGATAGGAAGAACCTTGAGAAAGGGTAATGATGCTGATAAAGCAACTCTATACGATATTGCCGACGATCTTAGCGTTGGAGCATATTCTAACTATACCTTAACACACTTTAGAAAAAGAGTTGAGATTTACGGCCAAGAGCAATTCGCAATGAAGATCTATACCATAGATATATAATATTATTTTAAAGGCGATAAGCCTATTATACTCGGCATTCCAAAAATGTCAACAAAAAAATAAAAAGTGTACAAATTAACAATTTCGCTGTACATTTTATATAACAACCCAAATATACGGAGGAGGCTAGTGTTCTAAAATGGCTAAAAGAGCGAAGAAGAACTATGTTAATAATGCAGACTTTCTTGAAGCATTAATACAATACAAAAAATTATGCGTTGAAGCAGAAGATGCTGGTGACGAGAAACCAAGATGTCCTGACTACATTGGTAAGTGCATCTATCAGATTGCAACAAGACTTGCAACAAAACCAAATTTCAGTGGTTACTCATATAAAGATGATATGATATCAGACGGAATTGAAAATTGCCTATTATATATGGGTAACTTTAATCCTGAAAAATCTCAAAATCCTTTTGCGTATTTTACACAAATTATTTGGTTTGCTTTCTTACGTCGCATTCAAAAAGAAAAGAAACAAATGTATATTCGTTTTAAATCTTCGCAACAGATGATTGCAACTGGTGGAACTTATGCTGGTGGAGAAGACGTTACTCTTAACTTAACAACTTCTGCAGATTATATGAATTCCTTTGTTCAAGATTATGAAGATAAGATTGCAAGAGATAAAGCAAAGAAAAAGAATGCAGATGAAGAAGTTGATATTCAAGAAGTAATTGACGAGATCGATGAAAAATGAAGATAGCTATCATCACAGATATGCACCTCGGAGTAAGAGGTGATTCAAAGATATTCTTAGATCATCAAGAACGTTTCTTTAATGAGATATTCTTTCCGTATTTAGATAAACACGAAATCGATACGGTGTTAGATCTAGGAGATACATTTGATAGAAGAAAGTATATTAACTACGTAACACTCGGAAGAGCAAAGAAGTTTTTCTTTGATCAGCTTCAATCACGGGGTATAGAATATCATGCTGTAGTAGGTAATCACTCAGTTTATTATACGAACACAAATGAAGTAAACTCAATGGATTTACTACTTCAAGAGTATGAAAACTTTAATATATACAGAGATGAACCAGTAGAATTGACATTTGGATCAACTAATGTTATTATGGTACCGTGGATCACGAAAACAAACTCAGAAACATCTTTGGAAGCTATACGAAATTCTAACGCTCATATATGTATGGGCCACTTTGATATCGTTGGATTTGAAATGTTGAAAGGTGCTATATGTGATCACGGCTTATCTAAAGAGTTGTTTACTTCTTATGAACAAGTTTATTCTGGACACTTCCATCACCCATCTGAATATGGTAATATTAATTATTTAGGTGCACCTTATGAAATGACATGGTCAGATTATCAAGGTAAACGTGGGTTTAGAGTTCTTGATACTGAAACTCGCAATCTTAATTGGGTTCTAAATCCATTTGCGATATATCATAAGATTGATTATGACGATAAGGATATGACTATCGAAGATATAGCTAATCTTGATATGACTAACATCAAAGATGCTTATATCAAAGTCATAGTTAAAAATAGAACTAATCCTTACATATATGATTTGT